TTTTGGGTTGGCCCGATTCTGGAGTTTCTTTATACCAACCCACTAACCAATTATAAACTGAGGGTAACTCACCGATCTCTTCATCAGGTAGCCATTCAAATCTATGAAGGAATTGCCCGGTTTCAGTGTTTATTGCTTCTTGCGTTAGTTGTTTATTACTGGGATGTCCGCAGTTCCATAATATCACAGATGACCAATTTTTTCTAGGATAGATGTATTGACGTTTACCGTCCATCTTAGTTTCATTTACTGGGTTGTAGTCATGCTTTACTACCATAACTGCATATTGATCGTTGGCATGTGCTATAATGTCTTCAACTCCAACATTCCACAGAACGTCGCAATCGCAAAACACTGCCCATCCATCAAATCCTGTTAATTCTGGAACTAAAAATCTTGTAAATGTAAATTCAGTAGATGCAAGTGTATCTTTAGGTCTGTCATACTTGCCTTCTTCAATTAACTTATCTCTAATCAGCGGTATTACTTCAACATTGTGTGATCTTGCTTTAATACTGAACTCGCAGACTTTATATGCAATATCTTCTCTAGAATCATAACCTACAAATACCTTAATAGGTGTTACTAATTGTTCTTCGCTGTTTTCTTCAATCATACCAATCTTTCAATTTTTGTTTTGCTGAACCATCTCGTAATTCACTTACATGAAATTGTCCGTATGCTAGGTGACATGCCCATGCATGTAGTTTGTCTTGATCAGCATAATATGGATTTTCTATTTGACTTAAATCTTGCAGTGATACTGGGCTGGCGGCATTTGCCGGAGCCATGGTAAATGCCGGTATTCCGTGAAACACACTTTCTATGGCTGCCACACTGTTAAATGTTACCAGTGCAAATACATCGTTGTCGAGTGCTCGTTGTAGTGTATCTGTTGAAGTCCTATCTTCTCTCTTAGGTGCTCGTTCTCTAATCTCGATAGGACGATCTGTATATTTTTTAAGAGTTTCAACTGTGTCTTCTACCCATTTATCTAACTCGATTCCATAAAATTTACAAGGCTTTTCGTCAGGCTTTGCAACTAAAATTTTACGACCATCTTTCTTCCACGGTCTAAATTCTTTGTTGAATCGTTGTAATCGATCGTCTGGTCGAGATATTATTTCACCATGTTGTAGATTATTTTTAACAATTCTATGCCAGTATTTCCAACCCTGTGGGTTTGTCACAGTTCTTTCGTTGCCAAAGTAACCAGTGTCTATATAATAGAATGTTCTATTATCTTGCCAGCATTTTTTCATTACTTTGTGTTTGAGAATTCCACGTAACACAATAGGATCATTGCATTTGTTGTAATCAAAATATTCTTCACTGACTACAGTATCTCGACACCCAGCGGCAAACATGTTGACATAGGAGTCGTCGCCGTTCTTACTTAAAAAGATCCATCTACTCATTTTCGTTCAATGTCCTCTTCTATGCAATCATCGCCGTATTGAATTTCAATCAGTTTAAGTGGCTTGTCAGTTTCATTGCATAACATATGCCATTGGCCACATTTGATAAAGATATTGTCATGTAGACTGTAATGACCAACTAGCTCATGATCGCTTGAATTATCTAATGTGTAAACTGCGGCTTCACCTTCTGCAACAAACCAAAATTCTGCACGATGATCATGTCGTTGCATACTTAGGCATGTTTTAGGAGTTACTGTGAGTTCTTTAAGTTTGGTTTGTTTTCCAACGGTGTGCAGGACACGATAATAGCCCCAAGCACGTGATGTTTTAGGACTTTTCCATTCTTCTAAAATCCAACTACTGCTGTTAGCTTTGTTTTCACCACCTACGCCAAACACAAATTCTACATCTTTAAACACCATTTCAGGAATGTTCTCTTTAGTGCGATCACCACCATTGGCAAAGACCACGGTTTCATGTGGATACAATGCTTTGACATTTTTTATTGCTTCAATGGCAGTATTATCATCATCATTGAATAAAATAACATGATCGACCATCTTTAGATTTTCTATCAAAGTAGTTCTTTCAGTTATAGGCATGAAAGGCCTACCTTTTTTACGGGTAAGCCAATCATCTGAATTAACGCCAACTATTAAAATATCACCTAATTTCTTTGCAGATTTTAGATATTCTATATGTCCAGAATGTATAGGGTCGAAACCACCTGTTACTAATACTATTTTTCTCATAGTATTATTTACAATGTAGCATCCTCCATTCCTGCAACTCTGAGTTTAACAATGTTGGTTATTTGCCATTGTTTTTGATCTAGAGCTTTAGTAATGCCTAGCCATTTGTTTCTAAGTAATGCAAACTCGTTGATAATTTTTTCAAAATCAACAACGTCACTTTCGCCGTCTACATATTTTTCTACGTCTCTACTAGTTAACGCTCTTTGATAGTTTTCTAAATACTTACGAAAATGCTGACTTCTTAATCGTCTACATTCTATGTTTAGATATTCTAAGATAGCTTCAATTTCCTGTAGTTGATTAAAACGATGTTCAACAATTCCGGGCATATTAGCGGCTGCTCTTTCTAAATTGCCGGTAATCCGACATTCAGTTTTAGCCTCTAATAATTCGTCATTAAAATGTTCAACAGCATCAGGTATGTAGGAAATATCCTTACTGATCTTAGAATACCATGTCATATATCAATCTTCAAAGTCTGTGTCAATCTCTTCTTCGTGTTCTTCTTCGTCACTAGTTTCATCAAGATAATATTCTATAGCTTTGTCTAAAGTTTCATCAGTGCCGGTGGCACCTGCTAATGCTTTATCTGTAACACCATAGTCGGCCATTAATTCAACGTAACGGTCTGCCACTGTTTCTAAAGTTTTCTTATCAAGATATTCTTTAAACAATAGCCAAATATCGGCAATCTGATTCTCATTCATTTTCTACGGTTTCCTCTAGTTGTTTGTCCTTGGTGGATTTTTTATGATTAGGAAAATCTTCCATGATCATATTTAATTTATCTTCTTTCCACTCTTTTCTGTAGTGTAAGTGTTCTTCACCATGGCTGTCAACAAACTTGAGTCTATTACCCGACTGTGTCAATAGACCTGCTTTTTCAAACATATCTACTAGACCAGAATGAGGGTTCATGCCTTTATCATATGGAATCTTAATCTGTAATGTTTCAAACGGTTTACTGTAGCGTGTTTTCATAATCTTACATGAAGCACGGATACCATTTACTTCAGTAACCTTGTTGCCGTCTTCGTCTTCTTTCAACTTTAACTTCTTCATAGCAACTACAATACTACTTGCGTAAACGAATCCTTGTCCGCCACTAATCTTGTCGTCAGGATCAAACATGTCTTGACTAGCGTATGTGTGATTAGTGCATACTAGTCCAACATTGTGACTACCAAACATATTAACACAATTACGAACTAATGCTGTAAGTGCTTTAGGCTTACGGCCCATGTCGCCTTTAAGGTCACCTGCTTCAAACTGGTTGATATCGGTTGGGGTAAGTAACATACCCAAGCTGTCTATGACAAACAAGACCTTTGGACGCTCTTCCATTACTTTATATTCTTTCATGAATTCGTGGATAGTTCTTGCCACGTCATCAATCATAGCCATATTAAGTTTAAGAAGTTTATCTTCGCTAGTATCTACACCAAGTGCGTGTAGCCATGCTTCGTCAAGTGCGTTTTCACTATCAATCAAGATAACATAAATGCCTTGCTCTTGTGCGTTCTTAACAATGTTGCCAGAACAAATATAACTTTTACCAGCGCCTGATTCGCCAGCAAATACAGTGACCTTACCTAAAGGAATACCTTTGTTAAAGTCGCCGCTGATTAGATAGTTCAGTGCAAAATTGCCTGTGCTAATCCAATCTGTAGGATCGTTAAATCCTACACCTAGACCATCAATACTTTTAGTCAAGGTTTTACGAAATTTCGATAAATCGAAGGCTTTAGTTGCCATTGTTATTTTCTCCTTAAATGATTATAAAAGGGGGCGAACCCCCTTTTATTAGCTAGCTTTACGATTACGAATCATAGCCAAGATGTCATTGGCCTTAGAATCGCCAGAAGATTTAGTTTCTTCTACTCGAGCTTTAGGAGCTGCCGCAGTTGCTGGCTCGTCATCAAAGTCATCTGCTACTACTGGGGCAGGTGCTGCCTTACGTGCAGTATTAGGATCACCAGTGTTCTGACTCATGCCAGCTGGTTTAAAGTATTGTCCCCAACGGTCCATGTCAAAGGCATCGCCATTAACACTTGCTTCAAACATTTCTTTAATAACCTT